GGCGTATGGGACTTTGTACAGGTCTTGAGAGATAATGTGAGGCTTTTCGATGCATAGTTCCTGATAGGGGCCCACTCGGTTCAACCCTTGAAGGCGTGTAAACAGACTTCGGAACTGTTTCCCCTCCTCCTGCTTGGTCACCATGCTAACCTACTGTAGCGGTGATAGTTTTACACAAGTTAGAGAAAATAATCAATAACACCAAAAACATGTTATAAGAGTGAAAACCCTGGCAACCACCAGATTGTCTGGGAGAGCGGAATTCCCTGAACCAAGGTTCTTGGAGTTAACGAGATTGAACGGTTATATGCGATCGCTGTTCCAATTCGTGTGACGCTGTGGTCACAAATCATGTTTTAATCGCAGAACCTCGGGTATCCACCCATGGAGGTCGGGACAGAGCTAGGGTGTCTCGGGCCGATCCCATGCCAGGAGTGCTGGCGAAAAGGTAAGATTTCTGAAACATGTCGATCAACCCCCAGGGTTGTGAGAAAGACGAAATAGGTAAACTGACTTGAATGTCAAACCGACTATTGTGAACATCATTATTAGTGCAGGTTGTACTTGGGAGACGGCTTTTGCTATCCCTTGTTCCCACGAAAGTGATCGAAGCATTACTTGGTTGTCCAACTATTAGTCCGTACTCGCGAAAGTAAGGGCCATATCTGCTTGTGAATTTTGTTGAACCAACTCACCCGAGAGAGCAAGGATAGGCTGTTATCACCAGCTGGAGTGCCGTGTGAAACCATGTGATATCTAGTTGCCTGCTAGTGGATGCTCTGGCAGTGCTAATGATGACGAGGTAGGCACTTACCTTGACTGACCCCCTGACCGTTTGAAGCGGCAGGGACTCTCAAGCGGACTAATCCGCTAGAGGGGCTGACCTCTGAGTGCCCCAAATTGGAACCCCCCCCACAAATACGACCTTACGAAACACCGACTTTTGTACCACACATTCAAACGCCATGTCTCACAATGTCTATTGCCCGGAACAATCGAATGATCGAGAGTCTAGCGAAGAAGGGAGTTTTACCTCGGGAGGGTATGGCACACAACGAAGCATTGACCCTCTTAAATTCTTCAAATGAATTGAGGAAATCTTACGAGGAGAAAGTTGCGCATCTGACCCGTCTTTATTCGGCGGTTTTAATGCAGCTCACTATGCGGCGGTACTTGTGGCGAACTACGGTCCCGGACGTCTTGAAGTCGGACAGTACGATGCTCATCCTTTGGGGACGGCTTTCACGAGAGCTTTCCCTAACGTACGATCTCTCGACGAATGGATGCGTGATGCGAATGTCACAAGCTTACTCGAAGAAGACCGACGCAATGAAAGAAGAGTTCTTAAGTCAATTGCTGTCATGGCATTTGGAAAAATTATCGTTGAAGATGATCTCAGAGACCAGCTCATTGAGAGATCTGGCGGAGGTAGCAGCCTCTCGACTGAGGGGCGATGGCTCTTCCGCCAGTTCTACGTCAATGGAGTTGGAGTGAAAATCCGGCTCCCCCGGTTAAACCCTGTCCAAATGTTTTCGTTCATGTTGATGGAAGAAAGGTTCAAATTTATTTGCAAGATGGCAAATAATGCCTGGAGGAAAGTTGTCAGGGAGACTAGGATGTCCCCACATGAGTTGGGAATTGAAGACAGAATTGCAAGCATGAGGTTGAACCTACATGAGGGCATCTTCGATTATTGTGAATCTCAAGTTCGGCCCACTGCTCAAATGTTCAGCATTTTCCCGAAGCAAACAGCTTCTAGAGTTGATCAAGCTGTGTCTGAAGGACACCAAGCTATGACTGACTTGCGCGATGTTGCGAGTTCGGCAAAAGAAGCCATGCAAGAATTGAGTGCTACTGCAACTGCGCTCAAAACACAGATGCCACAGGTTGGTGAAGCTGCTAAAGCTGTCACCGAAACCACATCCACAATCAACAGCATTCTTGGCTGGTTGAAGGATTTGGCACCAGTGGCTCTTGGCATTGCAGTTGTTCTTATTGCGATGTGGAACTTTTATTGGCCGTCTTTGATGAGTCGAGTGTTGCTTGGTGTCGTTACTACCATGTCATTTGGACTCATTGGGCTCAAACTATGGAAACAATTCCCTCTGGTGTTGAAAGCCCTTCGTTCTAAGAATGAACCAACCATTGAAGATGATGACAAGTCTAGTGTGTATTCTGTTGATTTTGACAGAATCCAGGAACAATTACCTGCTCGATTGCGCGAGGCACAAGAGTCGATTATGGAGGGTGCCACCAAGGCGAAAACCCAAGGTGGTATTCAAGCACTCGAATTTGCGAGCGCAATTGTTGCGATCATTGGAGTGTTTGGTTTTGTTGCCGATACTGGTTCCATAGTCAAGAAGATTTCTGGCCTCGCTGCTGCGAAGAAAGGGATCGATGTGATTGTTGAAGTTGTCCTGAGCATTATTGTTTACATCGCGCCGACGCTGAAAAGGTGGACAGGTGTTGATTTGATTTCGAAATTGTACCCTGATGATGGCCTGAAGGATTTCCTTTCTGAAGCGCAAGAAGTTTTGGCAAAAGCTAAACATGGAGTGCTGCCTGTGTTGGATGACCAACTGCAGAGTTTGTACCGGTTGATATTAGCCGGGCATGATTTGGCACTCAGGTTGAAGAAGGATTCGAAGGAACCATTGTTGGCTTACTTGACACCAGTTATGAAGGAGTTGACTAAGTTGCATGATACAGTCAAGGAAAGATTGATGTCTGCAACTAAAGCTCCAATTGTCCCAGTGTTTGCTATGTTCATGGGTACAAAATCAGGTACTGGGAAAAGTACCGCCATGAACGGTCTCGAGGAAGCGCTGAGTATCAAGAGTTGTGAAGACCCTTCAACTGGTAAGACTGATTTAACCAAGTTGGAAAGTTGGAAGAAAAGCAAAAAGCCATATGTCCACTTCACTAATGGTGACAAGTGGGACGATGGTATTTGTAACAGTACAGAGATTGTCAGGATTAATGAGGCCTTCATGAAGACCACAGCGCCCGGGATGGAAAATTCGGATGCTGAGCGGATCATCAAGTGGGTTAACCCTGAAGAGTTGTCCGTCCAATTCTCATCAGTTGAGCAGAAGGGAACAACAGGGGTTCGCCCCAAGTTCATTCTTGCCACGACAAACATTTCTGACTTCGCTCAACAGAAGCAAATTGTGAACCCTCAAGCGGTTGTTAGGCGAATTCAAGATGGTATTGATGAAGGGACAGTGATTTGGTTTGAAACTTTGAGTGAAGGCTCATCGAAAGGTTTTGACCCAACTCGTCTCAACATGACAATTGCGAAGAAAGTTGAGGGGGAACAGTCAATGAGTTTTCAGAAAGGTACTGAGGCAATTACTTTTGCCCAAATTGTTGAAAACTGCTGTAAAGCAGCTGACAAGCACAGGCGTGAAGGCCTTCAGCAAGCTGCGGATTTCAAGATCCAGGCAGAGAACATTATGGCGTCGTATTATCGCGCCAGATCCCTGCCTGAGGATACTGCAGCATTGCTTGATGATGCTGCCGACGAGTTCGATATCAAGGTTCAAGCTGTTGATGATGATCCGTTGAAGGTGACTGACCAACCATTTTCACTCGAAGATGACGGTGCCGAGGAAGGCGACATCGAAGGACACACTTTCACTGTTACAAACATGAAACTTGATGATGACCGTCAAGGAATGAGACGGGAAATGATGTTTGCTTTTGATGAGTGTGAATGTGGCGATGGAAAAGAAATCATTGAGTATGAAGTTTTCCGCGCAGGTAACTTCGGCTCGATTGATGCCACGTCAACATTGGTGCGTTCATTTAAGATGCGTCAACCAGTTCTTTTACAGGTTCGCGGCTTCAGTATTCGTTACCGTGGACCCAAGGTTTCTATCGTTGAGACCACGTCCATTAAAGGTTCGGATGTAGGCGACATGCCTCAATCAAATGAGGTGGGTGATGAAAGTCACTTTTTCACGATTGGGAAGTACAAATTTTCCCTTGATCGAGCTTATGAGCGCAAGTTTTTCCTTAGGGAGATGTTTGTGCATGACCTGCAGTTTATTGGTCATGCCATTGCATTCCAAGGGATGGTGGGTGTTGCAAAAGCTGAGGTTAGAGTGAAGGTTGCTGAAAAGATGGGCCTACACTCGTGGTATCCAAGCCACAGGGTGATTTCACTGTTCCGCAAATGGGGCTACAAGGATGACAAGATTAGATTGCCGTTCTGGTCCTGGCGAATTCAGATGACCATTGAACACCCAACATGGGGTGGCGTTAGCCTGGGCCACGACTCATTTGCATTTGCAACATGGTTGCTTGATTCGGTTCTTGAATTGGCAATCGATCCATTATTTGTGTTCAATTACCTTAAGAAAAATTGTGCTGAAATAGCCAATATGACAGGGAAACAAATTGTTGCATTTGTGAAAGGTTTTGACAAGAAGAGGTTGACAGCCATCCAAACGGCAAAGGAGTTCCCAAAGAAATTTTGGGACGCGCTGTGTGGAGGGGTTGAGTACCTCAAGAACAAGATGTATGACGCAGCACAAGCTGTCTGGCGGTTCTTTACAGACCATGCTGCACTCATCGTGACACTAATTTCTGTGATCGCAACTGGAATTGGTGTCTTTTATGGTTTTTCAAGTAGTTCTGAAGTGACAATCCAGAGTGGAGCTGGCACACGTGCTTACACTCGGACAGTCACTCGCGGACACGTTGCATCACGCAACATCCGCATGAAGAGAGCAGTCGTCCAAATTGGCGACCAGAAAACTACGGCTATCAAGGACCTTGTGCAGGCCAACTCGTACAGTGTCCATGTTCTAGGAATGGATGGCTTGAATTATCAAAAGGTTGGATACGCGACATTTGTTAAAGGTCGCAAAGCTATTGCCAACGCACATGTTGTGAAGGCGATGATAAAAAGGAGAGAGATGCTGGAGCAAAACAGTGTCACGGAAAATGTGTTTAAATTACAACAAGGCAAGACGGTTGTTAATTTCGGACCCAACGACGTCACCATGGCGTTGTATGGGAAGTCGGACCTTGCCACAATTGAATTCACAAACGCAAAATTGATTCGTGAACACGTTGATATTCTCAAGCATTTCATGATCTCCAAGAAAATGAACACCTACCATCACTCGGGACCAAAATCCATGTTGGTTAATGCTGATGAGGCAGAAAATTCAACAACGACAATTGGTGGTTCGAGCATTGAGTTCGACACCCGAACTGGTGAAAAAGTCTGGGTGGATTTGTTCTTTGGTTATGACATCAAGACAAAAGATGGTGACTGTGGATCCATTTTGATTTCAAACGATGGAACCACGGGAGGCCAAATCCTGGGTATGCACGTTGCCGGTGACAATAAAGCGAACGGCTTTGCATTCAGGACGTCTCGTGAAGATGTGCGTTTCGCCATTGATGGAATCGACATAGATGATGTCGAGGACCTCCCTGAGATTGAGGAGTATCAAAAATCAGAGGTGAAGGCTCAAGATGGCCTCCCTTACGATTCAAGTGTTCACACAGGAATTGTGCACACATTCAACGCTCCCCTGAGGTCTGGGATACATTCGAAGACAAAGAAGGTTCCATTTGTTGGTACCACTGTCGAACCCAAAGAACGAACAACAGCACTGTCTAATTGTGCTCCTAAATATTATGGAAATGCGCGGCAGACTTATGTTGAGACGAACGCTGAGATTGATGGTAACCTTATGTACCTTATTGGCCAACACTTGGGTGCACTTCACAGATCGCACTCGAAGCTAGGTTTCGACATGTTATCTTTGCGTTCAGCAATCCAAGGCGAAGTGGATAGTGCTTTGAAGTCAATTGACTCTAGCACTTCTGCAGGTTACCCTTGGAGTGCAATGAAGATTGGTAAGGACCAATTTTATTTTATTGATGAAAGAGGGAAAGTTATTCCCGGACCAATGTTTCCTTTGCTGCTCAAAAGAGTTAGCATAATCATGTCCATCCTGTTGTCAGGTGGTGAAGTAGACCTCTTGTTCACTGATAACTTGAAGGATGAAAGACGGAAGATTGAGAAGGTTCTTGCGGGAAAGTCACGCCTAGTTTCGGCGTCACCGCTTGAACTGACCATTGTCATGCGAATGCTCTTTGGTTCGTACATGGAGTCTATACAAGCAAGCCCCATTAAAAGTGGGACAGCCATTGGACTCAATCCATACAGTTTGGATTGGGATTCTCTGGCCAAACAGATGAAAGTGAAATGCGGTGATGAACCGAGGTGTGGTGCTGGTGACTACCAAGGATGGGACGGCCATCTCAATGAGGCTATTGGCCTCGCGTTGAAGGGTAGCACCGATAAGTTTTATGAGGGAGCTCCTGCAGACGAATGTCGTGCCAGGCACACTGTGCTAAAGATGTTGTTCCAATCAAAACATATCCGTGGAGGAGTGATTGAGCAATGGGCGACAGTTGTCGGTGGTGTTCTCAAAGGATTTGGGTGGCCGAGTGGAAACGCTCTAACCGCCCCAGGAAACTCGGACATGAATTTGGCTTCGTTTTGCTACCATTATGTTCAACAACATGGTGGTGATGTCTCGAAGATCCCTGAGTTCTTCAAGCTGGTTGTGTTGATTGTCATTGGTGACGACAACACATTCGCAGTTAGTGAGGGTTTGGAAGAGATGTTTATCGAGTCGAACGTAGCAGTTACGTTGTCCAAGATGGGTATGATTCTTACCTCAGATGTGAAAGGTGAAGTGAACACAAAAATGCGTCACCTCGAGGAAGTTTCTTTGATCAAACGAAAGTTCAGGTATGATGAGTATGTTGCAAGATGGGTTGCTCCTTTGGACCTTGATGTTGTCATTGAACAATGTATGTGGACCCAAAATACATCATACTTGACAACTGCAATTCAAAACTTGAATGTCACGGTTCGTGAATTGTCTTTGCACGGCCGTAAGGTTTTTGATGAGTGGATGCCAAAGTTGCGTGCATTCTACGGAAAACACTTCATTGTGGACAGTGAGTCGTGGGAAACGGTCATTCAGACCACCTGCAACTCGACCATATTCCACATGTGAAAAGGCACCCCCATTCAGGGTAAGGGGAAAACCTGGAGTGAATAGGCCGACAGCCTGCTCTACTGAAGAGGAATGCGAGGACCAACATGAAATTAAGTCCATAAAAGAATTCCGATTTGTCCGAAAACCAGCACTTTGTGTATTGACATTAAGACTTGTACCCGAAAAGGTTTGTCAAACACTCATGTCCAACACGACCAAAGAAACGACCAATGAGCTCGGAAACTATGCCCAGACCCCTGGCATCGAGCCTTCAACGTCCACGACCATTGTCCGCGATGATGCCGACACAGCAGCGATTACAGCGGGTGTCGATAATTTACGACTTCCCATCATCAACTCAGTTACTGTCACGGGATCCCAACGGCTTCACGATTTCTTTCGAAAGCCAACCAGACTCACCACAGGAAATCTTACGACCACTGACGCAACGAGAATTCCTGCTGCGCCTATTGAGGTGGACAAGGTCCTTATTGGCACGGCCCAAAAACAGTCAAAATTTTCAGGAAACTTGCTCTGGAGGGGAGACATTGTGTTGAGGTTGCAAGTCAACGCAACTCGTTTCCAAAGTGGAAGATACCTCCTTGTTTGGTTTCCGACATGCGGGTCCAATTTTACGGATACCAGTGTTCAGGCGTTCTACCGCATGCATTCGTGCAACTTGATGCAAATTTCGCAATTGCCCCACGCAGAGATTGATATTGCGAAACAGACCTCCGTTGAGTTGCGCATTCCGTTCACGTCCATTTACCCTTTCCACACTGTTAAGTCCACAGGTTCAGATATGGGATTGGGTGCTGCATTCATCTTCCCGTATGCGAAACTTGCGGGAGGTAGTGGCAATAATACTGCCCCTTTTGTTCTTTGGGGTCATTTCGAAAACGTCATTCTGTCCGGTCCGACGGTCACACAGTCAGGTATCGGTGGTTCGTCGAGTGCCGGGTTAGAAGTGAGGAGTGCATTGCCCTCGGAGAAGAGAAGACAAAACGAAGACGTTTCTCGTCACAACAGGATCAATGTTCCATACCCTGCGAATGTTGACATGAGGACGGCGTCGACCACATTAGGT